GTGACGAGGTCGCGTCCGAATGCGACGGCCCCACACAGACCAAAATTGCTGCTGCCAAGGCGGCGCTGTAAGGCAGTAGCCAGTCTGCCGCGCTCTCCAGCCCCGCGGGCCGGAGGGCTAGGCAGCGCTATCGCTGATAGGAGCAAATCATGGAGACCATAGCGGCAGGAAGCGGAAGAGGGTTCACGGTCGAACTCGGGAAGGCGTTTGGCAAGTATTCCGTCTACGTCAATGGCGAGCGTTTTTATGGTCCGACGCCTGACCACGACAAAGCTGTCACTGAGTACACCATATTACTCCGCAGGTACACCGGGCAGTAGCCAGTCTGCCACGCCTTCCAGCCCGCCCGCGGGCCGGAGGGCTAGGCAGCGCTACCGCTGATAGGAGACAAAGACGATGAGCAGAGACATCCCAAAGTGTTCTAAGTGCGGCTGCTCAGCCATCGACCATGTAGTCGACGATGAAGAGAGACGTGAGTGTTGCTTGTGTGAATGCGAGCAATTCGAAGCCCCCTCATCAATGGACACCATTTCGCTAGCTGCGAAAGTCGCACACGAAGTAAATCGCGCCTACTGCGAGTCTATTGGCGATGACAGCCAAGTCCCGTGGACCGAGGCGCCTGACTGGCAGAAACAATCTGCCGTGGAAGGAGTGAGAGCTATATCTGCAGACCCATGTCTATCGCCAGAATCCATCCATGGTCTGTGGTGTAAAGACAAAATGGCAGACGGGTGGGTATACGGGCCGAAAAAAGATGCCGAAGCGAAAACCCATCCATGTCTGGTGCCGTACATCGACCTCCCAAAAGAGCAGCAGACCAAAGATGCGCTATTTAGCGCAGCTGTGAGATCTGTACTAGGCGTCGACGGGCAGTAGCCAGTCTGCCACGCTCTCCCGCCTGCGCGGGCCGGAGAGCTAGGCAGCGCTACCGCTGATAGGAGACAAAGACGATGAAGAGAAAAAAGACTTCGTTGAGAGAGAAAAAGGCTTCGATCAAAGAACGCGGCCAGAATAATCCGGGCGGCAACTCCAAGTACGGCAGAAAGCATGCATACTGCGCCAAGAACAAGGTTTGGGGGTTTGATGTACCTGAGCCGAAGCCCTGGAAATGAGGCGAAACCGGGCTAGGCCCGGTCCGCGGGAATTGCCCTACCCGTGCTGACGTGCCAGGGCAGACGAAGGAGACGCCAGTGAAAAAGACCTATCGCGCATGCTACTGGGTGGCTAATGACCGTCAGAGCGATGTAGTCCTGACGTGCGAGGCTCAAGCTAATCTCCCGGACGAGGATTTGCTCGCGATCGCGCGCCGCAATGCTCACGAGATCGGGCTGGACCTATCGACCGGCGAGCTCAAGGTCGGTGAGTGGCGACCGTTCAACCTGTGAAGAGTGGCAATAGATGATTCACAAGACGGCATACATCCACCCGACCGCCACCATCCACCCGTCTGCCCGCGTGGGCGCCTGGGCCTACGTTGGCGACGGGGCCCGCGTAGGTCTCGATGCTCGCATAGGACTAGGAGCTTGCGTGGGCGACGGGGCCATCGTATGCGCAAGAACTCGCGTGGGCGCCAATGCTAGCGTGTGTAAGAGAGCCTACGTAGGCCCAGGCGCCATCGTGGGGGCTTTGGTTCGCGTGGGCGTTGATGCCCGCATAGGCGAGCTGGCTCGCATAGATGACGGAACCCTCGTGGGCGACGAGGCCAGCGTGGGCGACGGGGCCAGCGTGGGTGTCGGTGCTTACATAGGTAATAGAGCCAGTATTGGCCTCGGGGCTCACGTGGGAGACGGGTCTAGCGTGGGCGCCAATGCTGGCGTGGGCGTCGGAGCCCGCGTGGGCTATATGGTCTACATAGGCGACAGAGCATGTGTGGGAGACGGAGCTCGCGTGGGCGACGAGGCCAGCGTGGCCGCCGGTGCCCACGTAGCTGACGGTGCTGTCGTCGACGACGGTACCTACGTCGGGCCCAAAGACGAAAGGACACCCTAATGCCGCCGCGCAGCTTTGATCATGGGACTCTCGAGCAGGTCATGAGCATGTTGCATAAGCCAAGGACTTTCGAGTACCTCCAACGTCAGCTCGGCGTTGACCGCAGTACGGTGTATGTGTGGTTGAAACGCGCACATGATGCGCAAAGCACAATAGAAGTAATCACTCGGCGAATTAATGGCGTCGTACATTACCAACTGATAAACTCTTGGAGGTTGCGGTGAGACAGAGACGTAATGATGACACCGTGGAGGTCGGATATTGGTGGGTGCTTGTCCCGTCATACCGCATGGTCCCCGAGCCGCCAGGTGGCGATTGGCTACCTTTCCAGGTCGAATCACGAGAGGACCTCGGCCGTGTGCTTGTCTACTGCCGGCGCGAGCACCCATCAGAGATTGGCGATAGGGGGCTCCTAACATGACGACCTTCGATTTTCAGGATGGCAATGGCCCAGTCCCAGCTCACAAGCACCAGAATGGAGGTGGTTGGGTCGCCGACACGGCATTCGTCGATGAGACGGCCTACGTGGGACCCGACGCACGGGTCTACGACAACGCGCGGGTCTGCGACGATGCGGTGATCGCTGGCACTGCGCAAGTATTCGAAAGAGCGTGGGTCTACAACTCAGCAGTGATCTTCGACAACGCGCGGGTCTACGGCGCTTCGCACGTCTTTCACCACGCGCAAGTCGGCGGCAATGCGTGGGTAAGCGGTAATGCGCTGGTCTGCGGTAGTACGCAGATTGGTGGTAATGCAGTGGTCTGCGGCGACGCGCAAGTCGGCGGCGACGAAGTGGTCAAACAGGTGATTTTGACATAGTGAACCATTGGATCCACCATAAAAGCGGAAAAGGGAAAACCCATCTCGTCCGTATAGTGGCGCATGGAGCGCCTCGGTCAGAAGATTTGTATGTTACAGCGTGCGGTTGGTATTATAGAAAAGACGAAGTCGTTGATGGGCAGAAAGGATTGAAGTGCCTAACATGTCTCAAAAGCAAGCGCGCATTGGAATTGTTCTCGTGACCGCGTGGGTTGTATTCAACTGTGCTATGGTGTTGTTGGCCAATAATAGATTGATCGTCATCGGCAGTATTGCGTTGTCGACCACTTTGATTGGTATATGGATCGATACAGTCACGAAGCGCTGCGAGGCTGAGCGCAAGTCGTGTTGGTACTCTGTCAAATACGACGGAAGTTGGTACATCGTGGATGAGAGCACTCATAGCCAGCCAGTTGCGGTTGTACCTCGAGGTAAAGATACGGCGGACGAGATTTGCCGGCTGAAGGGATTGAGCGATGAAAAGAAACCTTGAATACGAAGCTACCCGAATGAAAATGATACCGCATGCAGAGAGGCATGCCAACGTATCAGCTGGCAGATGGCCAAAGCCAGGGCAGAGTCGCATAGAATGGTATCAAATATGGAATCGCGCGTTTCACAGTGAGATGGAGCGGCTGGTCAATATGGGGGAGACGAGAAGATGAGTAGACAGGTATTACGACACGGTGATCGAGTCAAATACACGCGAACCGGCGAGCTCGGGTGGGTTGTTATGGTCTTGTCTGCCGACAAGAAACATGGCCGACCATTACCGGTGGTGCGTACCAAACTCGACCGCGGTGGCATTATGGTCACCACAGCGGATTTTCTGGAGGCAGTATGAAGGTAAGACTGACAACCGACAAGCTAACTAATAAGGTTTGGCGAGTATCACGAGGCGATAAGACTATCGGTCGTATACATCGTCTCTATACCGGGGAGTATTTTTTCAACGCCAAGCCGATGGAATTTCTGCATTGGACAGAGCTGTCCGAGCTGGCGGCGTTTATGAAGAATGCAGAGGACAACGAGAAAGGGAAAAGTTATGAAGAAGATCCTGTGGTGGTGTATTCTGCTGTTGACGATGCAGGCATGTGTTCATGGGTCGTGGACCTACGACCATCTCACGCCAAGAGCGTGCACGGCTCCGATCCAGATCCAGGTGGACAACCCGAGAGTCCGAGCGGCCGCAAAAGTCGCAGCGGCTCTTTGGAATGAACGACTTGGCTGGACCGCGTTTGTCTTCGACGAGTCGAAGACAGTCGCGCGAATCGTCGTTGGGATACCGCGTGCAGAGACGGTGGCGGTGACCATTTTGGCGACCAACGGCCGATGCACACCGAAGACGCAGATCTGGGTGATGCCAATTGGCATGCGAGAGCATCATCGGCTGGTCTACGTGGTGGCTCATGAGCTGGGTCATGTGCTTGGTCTTGAGGACACTGGTCAGCTCGGCCGGCTGATGTACCCAATCATGCCCCATCGGATCGCAGCTGGCCGATTGGGGTGGGTTACCGACGCCGAGGTAGAGCTCATCGAGTACTTGCATGGAAGGAGATTGTACTGACATGACCGCTATCGACCATATCGTCAGGATTCCGGAGATCGAAAAACGACTCAGAGATCCACAATGCATTGGCGTTTACGACGCTGTTTATAATCTGGTGCGCGACTATGAGTATGCATTGTGCGAGCTGCGGGCGCTCAAGCTTGAGGCGAAAAGCACCACACCCAATGCGCTGATCAACCGGGTCGACGAACTTACCCGTCGCGTCGACAACTTGACCAGCCGCGTCAACAATATCTCCCGCCGTATTTGACAACCTGTCAAACAAGAGGACCGACCTAGACTCACAGCCTGAAAAAAGCGCTGTATGCACCGATTTCTGTTGAAACCTAGTACTTTTTAGACGACAATATATGAAAGAGAGGAGGTCGAAATGACAGCGACTGCCTACAGGGTCAGAAACAAGGGCTTCGAGTACGGGTTGTCAGGCGACGATATCACCAGACCGGTGGAGGTCGTCCCTCAGCTCGCCTTCGACGATGTCGTCGTCGAGATGCGCAAGGCCACCGACAGAACGGCATCCGAGGTGACGAGCCGACTCGGCACCCACGAGGAAAAGATGACCGAGCTCGAGCAGGCTCAGCGCGAGCTGGAGGAATCGATTGACCGGGCCAATAGAGCAATGGCAATCATTGCGAAGCTGAAGAGGTAGAAATGAACCGACCAGAGGCGAAACGTTTGGCTCTCGAGTGCGCGAAGTGGTTGCTCAACAAGGCAGCCACGGCGGACTGGGGGGGCTCAATCGTATGGGACTGGTGTGAGGCTCATGGAATCAGCAGTGATGAGGAAATCTCGCAAATCGAAGACGAGGTCCTCTCACTCATCCCCGACCTCTTGCAGCAACTCGACAGCGCGAGGGACGCGATCGAGGTGTTGACGGAGCAGATTGATCGTCAAAGGTGCGAGTACGAGACTTATTGGATACTTACCGACGATGGCTCTGACGATTGACGATATCGGCCGCAGCCTCAGTCAATTCCTCAAGGTCTTCGTCATATTCGGCCTCTTCCACGTGCTCAGGCAAGCCAAGGGGCGTCTCGGATGCGGCTATTTTGGCGAGCTGCGCGTCGGTCAACTTGGCGAGGTTTTTGCCAGACACGGTGACGTTGATGTTGTGCTCGCTGGTCGGGCTGTACCGCCGGCTCTGCAGGATGAATTTGGCGAGGGCGTCACTGGGGCGGCCCCTGAGTGTAACGATCTTTCCTTCCCCGTCAATGGCATCGTATTCGGGGCCTGCACGTGCCCTCTCAATAATCTCTTCTTCGAAATTGTCGATGTATTCACCAATGGCATTGTCCCAGGCTCTCCTGAAATACTCATCGCTATCTCGCCACTTGTAAACGGCTTGACGAGTAACTCCAGCAGCTTTCGCAGCCTTCGAAACGTTGCCGTGTTCCCGAAGTCCGTTGAGAAAATTACGGGCAGTCACTTTAGTTTTCTTCATATCAGTCGATATTATGGCAAGCCCGGAGTGAGAGGTCAACAATGAGGCGCGACCAATACCTGAGTTTTGACGAAATCTTTCGCCTGAGGAGTGACGCCAGCAAACGGGTGCACGATTCTTCGGCCGACCGGCTCACGTGGCTATGCGTCGACATGGCGTTGCAGACCGGTCTCAGGGTGTCAGAGATGGCCAAAATCACCGTCGATGACATCGATTTCGAGCGCGAATTTATCCGTGTACATCGCCACAAGCGCCGGGTGCCGACGAGGGATATTATCGGCATGTCTAAGAGCCTGGCGGCGCACCTAAAGGCGCACATCCAGTGGGTGAGCGCACGTGAGAGCCCCTGGAAGGCGACTATTTGGCCGGGCGAGCGCGGCCCGTGGACCAAGCGCGGTCTCCAGCAAGCCTGGGACAAGGCGTGCAGGCGTGTCGGGCTACGCCAGAGTATTCACTGCGCCAGGCATACTGTCGCTACTCACATGCTGCGCAATACCGGAAATCTGCGCATGGTCCAAAAGCATCTGGGCCATACCTCACCGACGACAACGGCAAACTTCTACGCCGACGTTCCCCTCGAGGACATGATAGCGACTCTTGACGACCTGTTCGGATAGTGGCACTCTGGCTACATGCCGTCGATTGTCGATGTCCTAGGTCTACCAGATCGGTCCAGAGATGAGGAGTATTTCTCCAAGTTTCAAGGCGGTGGTAAAAAGCAGGTTTTCCAGGAAAAAGTGCGCCGAGCTCGACGACGGCGCCAGCGCAGGCGCCGCAAACGCCAGCCAGACATCAGCCAATTGGCGGCTGAGCTTTTCACCGACGACCTCATAACTGGTGGTCCAGGGACTGTCCCGGCCGAGGGGATAATACCGTACGGCAGCATGCCGGAGGCAATCCGTCGGGAAATCCCACTGAGCGCCCCACCTATCGGGTGGGATCCAGAGAAACTGTCGCCCCAAAAGCTTTTCCTCCTACGCCGTCTACAGGCTCTAGGCCAAGAAATGGCCTTCCGACAACAATGAGCACCGCCCACATGCGTAAGCGCCGATACCCGTTCCGTTGGTTGAACGGGGAATTGGTCAGAGAGAAAAGGTATGGAGAGACGCTCAACGAATCGATCGAATTTGCCGACCTGCTAGAGAACGGTGAGACGCTCTCATCGGTAGAAATCGACGACAGCGGCGTGACAATCACCGGGGAGGCCATAGCCACAGGAATAAAGACCAACAGCCAGGTGACGTGCACGGTAACAGGGTCTGGTGTGGCCACGTTCAAAGCAACGACGTCGGATGGGCGCATCTACGAACGCCGAGTGCGGTGGCTGCCAACCGACAGCGACATAGGGGACTACAAGTAATGCCGAGCAAGTCTCGCAAGCAGGAGCGCGCCATGCGCGCAGCGGCCAAGGATCCAGAGTTTGCACGGAAGATCGGGATTCCTCAAGACGTCGCACGTGAATTCGTGCGAGAGGACAAGAGGCGAAAGGGGAAGAAGCGTGTCTGAATCAGCATTACTCGGCGATGTCAAGATGGCCTATCTCGAGCCAATGGACAACGGGACCAAAGCAGTCCTTGTTTTTCAACTCGAAAAGCCAATAGAAATCAACGGTAGACATCACACTAGCGCCGGATGCATCTTAGATGAGAAGCGAATCATGGAAATCGTCGACGGTCTGCATTCAGTGGCCAATATGCGTGAGGCTGCGAAAGAAGCGGAGCGCATCATCAAAATACAGTGAATATAAAAAGTAGCGATGCCGCTGCGGAGCTACTGCAGAGGCGGAAAGCCAGGCAGTCTCTAATAGGATTCACCGAATACACCCACCCAAGCTGGGAAACCAGTGAGCATCATGGCAAAATATGCGATTTCCTAGAGGCCGTTGGACGTGGTGATATCAGAAGAGGGATAATCGACGCCCCTCCACGACACAGCAAAACCGAATTGGTATCTCGCCGCTTCCCAGCGTTCCACATGGGGCGGTTTCCAACATCGCAAATCATAATTTCGAGTTATTGCGACGATATCGCGCACGACATTTCGCGTAATATACGCGGTATAATCAAAGATCCGTACTACCAAATCCTCTGCGGGGATGATGATGATTTTCCTGGCGCGGTGCTCAACACGGAGACAACGGCGGGGAACCGGTGGGAGACTACCGAGGGGGGGATTGTCGTCGCAGCAGGAATTGGTTCCGGTATCGCCGGGCGTGGTGCCGACCTCCTGCTAGTAGACGACCCGTTCAAGGGGCGCGAGGAAGCCGACTCTCCACGGATGAGAGAGCGGGCTTGGAACTGGTTCTACGGCGAGGCAAAAACCAGGTTGATGCCTGGTGGTCGGATCCTGATCATCATGACCAGATGGCATGAGGACGATCTCGTCGGGAGGCTTCTTGATACGGAGCCTGAGAAATGGGAAATGCTGGTTCTACCAGCCATATCAGACGAAAACACAGAGCACGAAAAAGCGCTTTGGGAGTCGCGCTACCCACTGACCGTATTGCACGAAATCAAGTCGTCGATGGCAAAGGCCGGCCGGTTGCGCGAGTGGAATGCGCAGTATCAACAGAAACCCACGGCTGAGGAAGGCATCTACTTCAAACGCGAGTGGTACAAAGATCGGTACAAGGTTCCTCCCGAGCTCATGCGAGTGTACATGGCCAGTGATCTCGCCGTGACCGACAAGAAAAAAAGCCGATTTGCCGACTGGACAATCCACCTCGTGGGTGGCCTCGGTCCCGATGGAAGGCTGTACATGCTAGATGCATGGCGCCGTCGGTCCGACCCAGACGAATGGATAAGGGCCCTGATCGATATGGTCAAACGGTACAAACCGATCCATTGGGCATCAGAGGCCGGGGTTATCCGGCGGGCGACCGAGGGGATGATCGAAAAAGCCGCCAGGGAGAACAAAACGTACTTCGAGATGAAATGGCTCACCCCTTTGGCTGACAAAATGGCTCGCGGGGCGACTTTCAAGGGCTGGTCATCCATGGGCCGTATCGTTTTCCCGCACACACAGTGGGCAGAAGAGATCATAGAAAACGTGGTGGGGTTCCCGGCTATGCGAGTTGACGACCCATTTGACGGTATGTCTACCCTGTGCCTATCCCTTGACGAAGCGACTCCTCCTGTGCGAAGGTCTGAAACACAAGAGAAGCATGATCCATGGAAACGCATCAAAGCGCTACAGGCTGACAGATGGCTAACGAGATGAGGCCCACCATCAGCGACGAAGAATTGCTGATGTGCATCGAGCGATTTGACACGTCACTCGAAGCTCTCAAAGATAGTCGCGACAGCGCAATGATTGATCGCGAGTTTTACGATGGCTACCAATGGACAGATGAGCAGATCGCAGAACTAGAAAGCCGCGGTCAAGCGGTAATCACCACCAACCACATAGCGCCAAAGATCAACTACTGTCTCGGCGAGCAGATAGGCGCTCGTGTTGATCCGGCAGCCTGGCCAATAAACCCGTTCCATGAGGAGGGGGCAGACGCTCTCACCAAAGCGATGCGCTCGGTGATGGACGCCAATGATGCTGACATCTACCAAAGCGAGGCCTTCGAAGAGTTTATGATAGAAGGCACCGGAGCAATCCTTGTCACTCAAGAGAGGATCGGCGGTCGAGTCAGGATAAAGTTGACACCGGTGCCGTGGGACCGGTTTGCCTGGGACCATAGATCTCGACGACGAGATTTTGCTGACGCTCGATGGCTGGCCATTGTGGCGTGGTACGATTTGCCAGACGCCAAGGATGAGTACCCCGGCAACGATGAGATGCTGGAAGAGGCGGTCATGCATGGTTACGATGCGCATGACGACATATTTGACGACTGGCCGGAATATTGGGCGGAGCGTAACTCAAAGCGCGTGCGCATTTGCCAGATGTTCTACCAGAAGAAAGGCGACTGGTACGAGGCGCATTTTACGAAGTGCGAAAACGGATGGTTAAGGAAGCCGGAAAAAGTCACGCTGATTGACGATGATGGCAAAACCCAGTGCCCGTTGATCGCAGCATCTCCATACGTAGCCAGAAAACGCAGCCACAAGTCTCCAGACAGGCGTGGAGTCGTCCGCGGTTTGATCTCGCCACAGAAAGAGATCAACAAGCAGCGCTCGAAGGCTCACCATTTGGTCGCCATGAACCAAGTGATCTCAGAAGACGGCGCGTTTGTCATGTCAAGGGAGGAAGTCCTAGAGCAACTGGCGAGACCAGATGGCTTTGTCGTCGCCGCAAATGGCGCCCTTAAAGACCGAATTATGATACGGACAAACCTCGAATGGGCGCAGAGCCAGTTTGCAATGATGCAGGAGATCAAGGGTGAGATAAACAACATCGGACCTCAGGCGCCAATGATCGCCTCTGACGAGAGGGTGCAAACAGGTCGATCGCTCGAAAAGCGACAGGAGGCCGGCGAGAAACAACTAAAACCGGTGTTCGACTCGCTGCGATTTTTCTTGCGACGGCTGTACCGAGCCGTGTCATGGAAGATAAAGCGCTACTGGACCGCTGAGGATTGGCTACGAGTGACTGACGACCGCGAGCAACGCGGTTACCGATTCGTAGCAATCAACCGTCCAGTACAACGCTCTGTGCGCCTGAGAGAACTGCTGAGTGAGAATGTTCCACTCAATCAGGCTCTGCTGTGTCTTGGATTCGATTCACCGATCGTGGGCGAGGACCTGCTGCAATTTGCCACTTCGAGGGCCAATCAGCAGATGCAAGAGATGCAGGCCACCTTGGGACAAAATATGCAGCCTGAAGCCATGATGCCGATCATGCAACAGGCTACAATACAGGCATTATTGGAGATGCCAATAATGCAGGAGACCTTTACTCAAAACCCAATCGGTGATATCCCGACCGATATCAAAATCGATGTGACTCCTGAGAGCTCCGTATTGCAACATGAGCAATTCGAAAAGCTGGTCGAGCTGGCTGGCACTGGTCAAGTCCAGATCCCAAGCAGCGTACTCATCAGGGCATCATCGCTCCGCGAGAAGAAAGAGCTCCTGGCCGAGCTCAATCCTCCGCCTGACCCAATGGCTCAACAGATGGCCATGCTCAACCTTGCTCTGCTGCAAGCCAAGGTCGAAGAGACCAAGGCCAAGGCTGAGGAGTTGCGAGCCAAGGCGGCCGACCTCGGCGGGAATGTGCAATTCAAGGCTGGGCCACAAGCGGCCAAAACCATGGCTCAGGCCATGGAAGCCGCCGCCTCTGCCGGCGAAAAGACTGTTCCAGACGACGAGCGACAACCATAGGGAGGTTACCATGCTCAACAGGATCGTGATTTTGGCTGTATGTTCCGCTGCACTTTTCGGGTGCGGCCAAGTAGACCCAGACGACTATGCGCCAGTTGGAAGCCAGTATGGAAGGAGCGACGGGTGGTTCGCTGACAGCTCCGGGAACTGGCAACAGATCGTCAACGGGTCGGAGACCGGGACCTACTTTTCGAGTGGCGGCAATCTCGTGGTGGCTGGCACGCAAACATTCACCGGGGATTTAACCCTAAGCGGGGGAGCCGGTTGTCTGACGGTGTCTGGTA